ATGAAACTCAACAAATCTACTGTTGATGCTATTCCATTAACTGAAAAAGGTCAAAAAATATATAGAGATGCAGAACTGATCGGTTTTGCTGTTCGGGTAACTAATAAAAGTAAAACCTATATTGTTGAAAGGAGGCATGAAGGTGAACTCTATCGAGTGACAATTGGTAAAACTACCGATATTCCTGCAACAAATGCTCGAGCAAAAGCTCAGATGATTCTGGCGAAAATTTCAAACAATGAATATGAAAAGCCTATCAAATTAAAGAATGTTGCTAATCCTTTAGATATTACAGTGAATGAAGCTCTTCAAATTTATATTGATAGAAATGACTTTAGACCAAAAACAATTAGGCAGTACCGTAAGTACTTTGATTTATATTTGGGGTGGGGCAACAAAAAGCTTTTCCAGATATCTAAGCAAGAAGTACTGGATCGATTTATTGAGGTATCAGAAGTAAGTGAGTCGTCAGCAAATGGTGCTGTATCTCTTTTAGGTACCTTATGGAAGTATATTCATGTTCTTTATTCAACAGATGAGAACCCGATTCTTAAAAGTAATCCAGTTGACATTATTTCCGTAACAAGAGGTTGGAATAAAATAGCAAGTAGGGATAGACATCTCCATAAAGACATCATTCACAAATATTACAATGCAGTGCTTCATTATGAAGATGAGTTAAATCTGGAAAATACTGCTAGGTCAAACACGCATCGGGATATCGTATTGATGTGCATGTATACGGGATGCCGTAAACAGGAGGCATGTTGCTTAAAGTGGGCTGATGTAGATATTAAAAATGGTACTTTAACTTTTAGAGATACCAAAAATGGTTCAGATCATACTTTTCCTATTGGTGATCATCTACACAGTATTTTGCGTGAACGTTGGTTATTAAGAGAAAACGATTGGGTTTTCCCAGCTACTAAGATGCCTACTTCGTGGAATATGCATGCGACTAAGGTAGATACATTATTGAATAGAGTGGGTAAAGAAGTTGACTATTACGTTTCAATGCATGATTTCCGCCGTACATTTGCCACTATATGCAACCTTTTAAGATTTAATATTTATGTGACAAAAAGACTTCTTAATCACACGGCTAAACCAAGAATTGATGTGACAGGTGGATATGTTCAAATTCCAGATGAGGAATTAAGAGCTTCAATGAACATGATTGAAGCGGTGTATCAAGGCAAGATTGATTGCTTTAATTACCAATCTGTTTGGGCAGAAAGATTAAAAGAAATAAAGGCGGTTTAACCGCCTTAAACTGTTGCAAGCTGTGCTGTATTAAGCACAGTCTTGCTTTGCTCATATTTCAAAACGTCTTTCTTTTTATATGAAACACGTCTCCCAATTTTCGAGAAAGGCAGTGATGATTGATCACAACGCATTCTAGCTAATGTCCAAGGCGAGCAATCTAAATAAAGTGCTACAACCTCTTGAGGAAACTTCTGTTCTTCATTAGCCATTATGAAGCGATCCAAATATTCTTGTTGCTCTGCATCAGATAGATTTCTCAGATCTTTTAACATTTACTCCTCCTTACTTTCCGCTTTAACTTCTAATTGAGTACCCTCATAGGTGCCGTCACCCCCACAATTCAGACAATGTGTATACATGCCTAAACCATCCCCATCAGGACAGAAGTTTTCAGGTAATGACTCGTTTAGAAATACGGTGCCCCCAATTGGCTTTGTGTGAATATGAGGGGCAAGACCGTAATAGGGGTAAATGCATTCACCATTTCCATCATCACAAAAATCACATGTTTTAACTTTTAATCCACTCATCCTTTAGTTCCTCAACTCATTACGTTCTTTCTTCAATTGACGCAAAAGGTTGTGAAGGGTAACGGTTACAGCTTTATCTAAACTTTTAGTTGAATGGAATTCTGCAAGCTGAGACAGTGCTAAACCAAAAATGTGATATGCAAAAACTTTTGCAGCTTCCGGATTGTTTTTGATAAGCTCCTCAGTACTTGGACAAATGATTTCTTCAAAAATATGAAGAGCCACCTGATCCGGAGTACCTTCAATACGGCTAGGGCTCAAATTAACTTCACCAATAACTTTGCTCATTGTTGAGAATCCTCACTTAAAATTTCCCATTCACCCCAATCGCCCAAATAACCAGATTTTGAAATGCTTGTTGTAATCACTTGACCATCATCACAAGTTACTTTCATTCGATTGGCATCTATGCGAACAGCTTTATAAACAACATCCATTTGTAAATTTGCTGGTAAAGGACTTGAGCCATTTACAGATTTAATTCTTACTTCCATTTTTAAGCCCTCAAATATTCTTCTTTAGTCCACTCAACAAACTCTCTATAAAGCTGCTGGGCAGGTTTATTTAATCGGTTGTGATAGTCGATCGTTATGCGCCGCCAAGCAACTGGTACCGCATAATGCTTTGTTAGAAACATTGCTTGGTCCATGCCTTGCCGGACTATTACGTAGCCCAGCAATTGCAAGTAGTACATAAAACCAAGCATGTGTTTTTGGCTCACTTTCTTGTACTGATCTTTCATGTTAGAAACCGTCCACTAATAAATAATCAGGGGTAGATTCTTGTTGAGTAGGTGTAGGATTCTCTAATTCATAGCGGCGTTTTCTCACATACCCCATTAGCTTCGGTTGAATCTGCGGATCTCGTGCAGCCACGTCTATTTCCAAAGCATCTAGCGTTGTAAGGTCTGGTGCAGTTTGGATTTGAACCATTAAAGAGGGTGGCTCATTAGCAGATGCCTTTTCTTTTTCTAGCTCTTCAAGACGTTTGTGAGTGGCGAGAAGGATAGGCTTCATTTGTTCGTCATCCCATGTGCGGGTATAACGATAAACCGCATTTACTTCTGCAGGTGTTTTTGACTCTTTTACACGCTGTAGAAGAGTATCTAGGGTTTGCTGATACTCATTGTTTTTTTCTTGCTCAGGTGTAGGCTGAGTTAAAAAATCTTCAGGTGAAGACACATAAGGTTGTTCTGTAATAACAATCGCACTATCTAAAGCTGATCCTATATTTTCTGAAATATCTTCGGATTGCACCAATGAGTCTTCAGAAGTAGTTACATTTGTTTGCTCAGTAATAACAATTGTAGGTTGTTTAACTTCATCAACAATTTCAGAAGTCTTTTCTACAACTACTGTCTGTGCACCTTTTGATTTCTTAGCACGCTGTTTCTTTGGTTCGTCACCTAGGCGAATAACACTAAAATCGTCACTAACTTCAAAACCTAACGCTTTAGATAGTGCTTTTAATTGAAGCTTGGCGTTTTCTGCATCACGTTGAACGAAGCCACTGTTAATAGAATCAATTAATGCGTTAGTTTTGAAATCTAAAACATAGACCGTAGGTGAATATGTACTGATTACAAAAACTTCCTGACCGTCTTCATACTCATCAATAGTTAATGGCTTTGTGAATGTAATGCCAGCCAGTTCAATAGTTTCGATTTTGATGCAGAATTCAAAACCCGGTTTGCCAAAAACAGAAGCGGGGAATTGATCTAAGTCAGAAAAGTCCAACATGTCTCCAATAGGACGACAAAGAACAGTTTTACCTTTTTGAAGAGCTGCAAATGCTTCAGCTGCAGTGATTAGATTATTCATGCTGTCATCCCCGTTTTAGCTAATGTTTCAATGTCTTGTTTAACTGCCTTAAGTTTTGCTGCTTCAATTTGAATAAGGGCATCGATACCTAAGTGCTCACATACTGTTTTTACGTCTAGGCCACGTTCAGCAATAAAGTTTTGAAGTTCATCTCTTTGTTGATCTGAGATACCGTTAAATTCAGGTGGACTAATCCAAGTGCCACGTTGCTTATCAAACGTGCAATTCAATGCTTTAGCCCTCATTAACATTGCTTGGCGCATGTTCTGGTAATACATATGTTCTTTATCAAGCGACTCAGTTAATTGATTAAGGTCACCTGCATGCTCTGCTTCCTCACAGCTTTGTTTCCAGTTTTCTAGCTCTTCTTGGGCTTTAGCTGCTGCAAGTTGTGCAGGCGTTAAGGTGTTAATGTGATCTTTAGCTTGAGTAATCAGGTCAGCCAAGAAAGTTGGATGTGTTTTGAGATCTGGTACCCACACTTCACCAGTTTCACCGCCTAGTGCACCTGAGTTTTTCGCATGATGTGTAGGTGAGGGTTTGAAATTAATAACGCGGGCATTTTTACCTTCACCTGTGGTAACAGTTGTTAGATAACCCATGACATCTGCTATACGGTAAAGTTCGTTACGGTTTTTACCACCTAGATCTGGTCGGTAAATAATTTGATCACCGTTTTGATCTTCTGATGCGTGTGCAATGAAAACAACATCTTTACCTAAACTGATCAAAGTATTGATGTATTGCTTGAACGTTTGGTTCGCTAAACCTTGAGCCTTTAACTTTAAAGAACCATCTTTTTGACGGTTATTTGCCGTAAGTAACAGGTGGGTTTTAATGCATTCAAGCATTGCACCCACGGTATCAATGACTACGGTTTTATATGGTGCTAAGTCCTGCGGAGTAAGGTTTGCAACATCACTCCATTGATGAACCTGTACAACTGCACCACGACGTAATTCACCAGTACGGTGAGCACCACGGTCAAAGTCAAAAGAAATTGCTTTTTCCGCAGTAAAGCCCATCGATGATTTACCTAAACCCGGATCAGCGTATAGGTACACAATAATTGCTTGAACCAATAAAGTTTGGTCAGCAGTAATAATCGGTAACGCCATTTTTCTTATCCTCATCTAGAGCCGGTGAAGCCGCGCTTAGTTTTATAAGCTTTGCGGTCATAAGTAGGGATGTTTGTTTCACGCAGTTTTATTGCGAGCTGCTTTCTGCGTTGGAAATCAATTTCTTGTGTGAGTTCATTCCAAACTTTTGGATAGTCAGTTTGGAACCTGAACACATTTAAAGGTGTCTTAAATCCGTCTTTAACTTTGTAAAGAACTGAGCCATTAGCATTAGATGCGTACACTTGCCAGCCAATACGAACTGAATACAGCCCTTTATCATCACGGCCTAAAAATGACATGTAGCCGTCGGGGTGCTTTTTGAAATTAGACATGTTCAGCCTCCTTACATTCGCATGTACCAACAAAGGCATACGTAAGCGGGCTAGGAGCATCAACAGGTGAAACGTCCTTAATATTTAAAGGAATAATTTCTTTGCGATATTTAACTAAAACCACATCACCTTCACGGCAATTGACAATTCCTTCTCTTGAAGAAAAACGTGCAGATTTAGAAGATTGGGTTACTCTGCAAAATGAAACCTCATCACCAGCTTTGATTTTTGAACGGTCAACAGGAATCATCTTCTTGCAAGTAGGGCAGTTATAATCTTTCATTAGGCTGCCTCCAACCATTTATTACGGTCGATATAGCCCGCTAATAAAATATTTATGTTTTTATGGTCGTCATGATTGGTGAAATCATTCCAAGGTTTGCCGCTTAAGTCAGTTACTGACTCAATAGCAAGGTTAGTAATTTCAGCCGCTGTAAAATCAGATCCAGCTACACCATAGCTATCAGCTACACCGTCAAAATCGAAGCTCACGTTTAATTTGAAGCCGTCAATGCGGATAACTGCTTCACCAGATTTTTCTCCAGTTTTCTTAACAGCCAGAAGTTCATATTCAGAAGCAACGACTTGCTCGCTTTCATATGAGTAATTAGAAGGGACGCTAGAATTAGCAGTTCGATATTCACAAGAACTCAAGGCTACAAGTACAGCAATTGCTGTAACTCCAGTTACCTTGTGCTTGTTTGAAAAGGTTTTTACGTTCATAATTGATCTCGCAGTTTGCAAAAGCACATCAGATTTAGCGGTCGGTGTGCTTTTTTGTTGTCTGTGAGATAAATATTAGGTAAACCTAATTATTAAGTCAATAGGTATTCCTAATAAAATTAGAAATACCTAATTTTTGTGCTTTAATAGACAAAAGAAAACCCACCGTGGTGGTGGGTTCGAAGGGGGGATTAGTTGTAATTTTGAGGAAGTTCCCATAATGCTTCTGTCTTTAGACGCAATTTTTTTTGATTTTCCTTGAGACTATTCTCAATTTCCTTTATTAGTTTATGTTGTTTTACTATTTGATCTTTAACCTCTTCAGGAGGATTCGGGATCTCAATATTCAAAAACATTTCATCAGGAATACTGCGTCGTCTCTCTACACTGCCTTGCATTTTACTTTTGTATATTTTTCTTAGAGAATTAGATCTCAAAATCAAATCCAAATATTCTACATTAACTTCTCGTTTTAATCTAAAGATTTTGTATGCTGGGCTTACGGCAGCAGCATCGTAATATTTTTGAAATCCTAGAACACCTTCATCTATAGGGAACCCCATTACAAGTTCATTTTTAAAAACCTTTTTATACCCAGAAATATCAGAACTTGCGACTCGTTTTTTAAATTTCTCATGTTGATCAATTAAGCCATGTTCCATAGTGATACTCATAATAGGTATATTTGTATCCTCTCCCACTTTGACTTTGCCAGACAAGGATAGGAGTTCTTTTAGTTTTATAGTTGGGAATTTTGATTTTATATGTGAATTACTATAGTGAGCATAATTATAAATATAATCATTGCTTCTGATTAATTCTGGATTAACTTTTAAGAAACCTAATTCATTATAATATTTATCAAAGTCGCTCTTATTTAAATCAGCAAAATCTAAATTTTTTAAATCATTTTCGTCAATTTTTCTACGGAAAGAATCTAAACTTAGGCCATCATTTGTCACATTGTAGTAAAAAACGTCAGAATTTGTTCTACCATTATGACAGTTGGTAAAGTAGAGTATATTGGTTTTAACTTTTGCATATGGCAGAAAAACTTCTTTTGGAAGTGAAACTACTGCTTTTAGTTGGGCGTTTTCAAATAAATACTTCCTTACTGGAGCTAAAGCGGCTTTAAAAAGAAAGCCTTCAGGTACTACTAATGCCATTCGCCCTCCTTTTTTTGTTGCTTTAAAGCAATGTAGAACACATACTCCATCACCATCGTTTTTAGCTAACTTATTCTCATATAAGTGAGAATAAGAAGTTTTTTGAGAAAATGGCATGTTGGTTATAACCACATCATATTCAGATTCAATAGGGTTTTGAAGTGTGTCTATCTGGCAAATTCCACTATGCCCATCCCCATGCAGAATCATATTCATTTTTGCGAGTTTTGCATTTGAGGTAATTTCTCTTCCAAAAATAGTATTATGTTTAAGCTTGATTTCTTCACTACTATTGTTTGCAATTAAAGTGTTATCTTTTATATGATCAAATGCCTCTGTTAAAAAACCACCTGTCCCACAAAAAGGGTCATAGATCTTTTCACCATATTTAGGGTTGACTAAGTTAACAATGGTTTTAGTTATGTGACGTGGAGTAAAATATTCTCCTAAGTCATTATTAGTTGCTGTAGCTTGCTGTAAGAAATACTCAAAAGCATCTCCTTTAATATCGGTATCTATTGATGAGAGTTTTAACTTATCCAACTCTTTGATCATCTCTTTAACAGCAACAGGGTTGGTTAGCTGTAAATTTGTAAAAACAGAAGCACCATATTGTCTATCAATATCTTGTAGTATGTTATTAGTTGTATTAATTAGCAAATCATTATCGAGACTTTTGAGAGAATTCCAAATACCTGTATTAGCATTCTCTGTATACAATTTTAAAAAAAGAATGTTTGCAAATTCTGAAAGCCTTTCTATACCAGCTCTTAAACCTTCACCTCTTAGTGAGTTATTTAACTTCTTGAAAACATTAATTAACTCTTTGCGAGAGACTAAAATTTCTTTAGGTGTAATATAAATACCATTTGTTTCCTGCAATATGAACTCTTTAGCTTCATTTACTCTTATTAATTCATTAACCTCATTTTCATCAATAAATAATGGTTTTTGGGTATACAAATGCCGTGTTTCGCAGAAACCATTATTCATTGCAAATATCAAAGGTGCATCAAGCATTTCAGCATATTCGGTTGCCTGATCCAGTGCTTTTATTAAGCTTTTTCCACCTGATTTCGTTTCAATTACACCGATTGGCCGCTTATTTTGTGAATCGAAAAGAACATAATCGGGTCTTTTTTTACTTTTCTTGAGAAACTCATTATTAACAATTCTTAAGATATCTGATTCAAAAAAGACATTTTTGTTTGGATCTTGAATGTCCAAGATCCAGCCCTTGTTAATCAAATTATTGTTAACAATAAAACGTGTATCTTGCTCAATATTAGACATATTGCATAATCCCAATATCTACTATAAAAACTATTGGCAATCTACACATTACACACTAAAACATCAATAAATATTACTATCTAATAAGTGATATACCCCACATTTAAAAGACTGTGTCGGGTTCACAGCTTATTAATCTTTGGTGTTATTAATTTTCTGGCCTAGCTTTCCTTCTTTTACCAACTGCACGACCTGCTCATTAGTAAGCACAGGAATAAAGACCTTGTCGCCAATATCTTTAGAAAGAATCTTTACTTCTTCGGCTGTTAGCACCAAAGCTTCACCATGTTTCGCAGCATCATTGATGCGAGCAATAATCTGGTTGATTGGTCGTTTTGAATTGTCCATAAGTCTTCCTGTGATTAATGCGAATAAGGATGTTCTTGTCTATGCTGACTTGGCGGCACGATATCTGTAATAGCGGTAATACTTTCAACCTCGTCCATTTCAAAGAAAAATCGCTCACCACCATTCACAGAAAGCAAACTTAAAACTCCACCATTGATGCCGACAAATTCTTTAATTGTGCATCTTCCATCCTTCAAGCACACCTGAACAAACTCATTCGGCACAAGATCTGCATCAGGGTCGCATACAACATACCAGCCATTACGAATTGCTGGAAACATTGAGTCGCCAGTGCCTTTAATGCCATAGGCTCTTGGTCCTGCTGAGTGAGTTGGAACATACCCATCTCCAGCATTGCCTTCATAACCCATATCTGTGAAATAGCCATCCATGCCCATCTTGGAGTAAGCCTTAACAGGAACCCAACGCTTAGATGATGGGATAAACGGTTTTTCGATAATTGTTGAAAATAAAAGAGCTTCATCACTATCACTAATGTTGTATTTCTTTTTGAACTCTTCGATATCCAGTTGTTTAAATTTATCTCTCGTGCTTGATTGAATCTCTCCCGTGCCAGATGCAAGCCATGAAGGATTAACATTCAAAAATTTTGAGGCACGTAATAAATTTTCACCTTCCATTGTTTTGGATTTTCCAGACAGCCAATCACTCACAGAAGGAGGTTTAACTCCTACTGCACGAGCAAGCTCAACACCTTTAATCTTTTTAGGTGGCAAAACTTCCATGGCATACCTAAGTCGTTCAGCAAGAGTATTCATACAACTATCCTCACAATGTTAGGAAATCCTAACATAAATAAAATTAGGTATTCCTATTGATTTAATATAAGGAATGCCTAATAATTAAAGAAAAATTAGGAGCACGTTATGAATGACGCACAACTTATAGACAAGCTAGGTGGTGTCACAGCGGTAGCAAGACTTCTGGGGATTGCTCCGTCATCAGTTAGTGGATGGAAAGCTATCCCCCTTGATAGAAAAATCAGGCTAGCAGTTATTGCTGAAGATCTTGGTTTAACAACGCGAAAAGAGCTTTTCCCTGATAACTATCAAGATATTTGGATTGAACTTCGTCCCCAGACGACAAAAAGCAAAAACCTTGGATCATTAACCGCTTAGGAACTAAACCATGAGCAAAGTATTAAATGAATTGCCTGCAAGCGCTAGCAATAACGAATCGCTCATATTGCAAGCACTTAACGCTAGCAATCAAAGACAAGTAGCAGAGATGATAAATGTCGATGCAAGCATCCTTTCACGGATGAAAACAGAAAAGAAATCAAATGGATGGACTGAGATTGAGTTTATTAGCTTTTTGTTGACAGCCATTGGTTTGAAGGTTGTGCAAGAAAGTGATGTGTATTGCTCACCTGAAATTGCAGAAGCAACGCGAGTTTATTTAGCACATGCATTCACTTCACCTGAATACATGCGGATTTTATTCAAATAAAAACCACTACCTGCGCGAACAGGAGTGGTTAGGCATTCAATTGAGGTGGATCAAATGAACACAAACAATTTATCAGAACAACCAATCGAACTCAACTCACCAGATTTTTTAATAGGTGACGTTGTAGTGCTTACTAAAGAGTGCCGTACTTTCAAATCAAATGATTTGTTTGAAGTTAAAAACAAAACTTTGACTAGTTTATGGACCATCAAATCAGAGAAACATTTGATTCTGGTTTCATCAAAAGAAATCCGCACAGCAACAGTTGCAGAACTTAACGCTAAACGCCGACTAACAAGCGCTGAGCAAGCATTAGCGGAGGTGTCATGAACAGCTTTACACACCAAATCAAAGATTCTCGCCAGCAAAGTGAAATCCAATCTTTCTATGAGCCTGCATTGCGAGTACTTGGCCACCTATTTGAGGTGAAAAAGCAAAATTTACGCAACAAGGGGTATGACGAAAATAATGCGGCGGTAACCAAAGTTGAATTTTCAGAGGCTATGGCTCGTCAATTTCGCATAACGCAGTGGTTGGCACAGCAGATTGTAACCAGCTTAACCAAAGCGTGTTTGGTTGATTCTTTTGGAGGCTATGTTAAGCCAAAGGATGGTGAAAAGTGAGATATGCAGCAAGAAGAAAACAGGATATTTCCGTTTCCACCACACCGCTAGAGGTGGTAATTCCACTGGAACAACCAGTAAAGATCTATTCGGCTAAAGAATTAGCAGCTATGCCACTTTCAGTTATGAATGCCGCAATTGAGGCTCAGGAAAGATTTTATCAACTTGAAGAATTAACCCATATGGGGGGGCAGGCTATAGCAGTTCGCCGTCTCATGGAGGATGGGCACAAACTAATTCAGGTGAAAGAAAAGTCTCGTATTCGCTACAAAATCAACAACGAATTTATTCCTCCAAGAATTATTCGTCAGTTGGAAATGCGCGGATTAGTGAAGCTTGAAAGGGGTAAGTAATGATTATTATCACCCCTTCAAAGCCCCTTCGAACCCCCTTCAAAGGAGATAAATAACCATGCGTGACTATGGGAAAGTCTCACCACATTTCTGGACGGGAGCTACGGGAAAAAAACTTCGTCAAACACCTGAAGGCTTAATTGTCGCTATGTATTTAATGACAAGCCCTCACGCGAACATGCTTGGCTTGTATTACATACCCCTTCTATATATTGCTCATGAAACTGGCTTGGGCTTTGAAGGGGCTTCTAAGGGGCTTCAAAGAGCCTGTGAAGCGGGGTTTTGTAGCTATGACGAAGCCACGGAGACAGTCTGGGTGCACGAGATGGCACGTTTTCAAGTAGCTGAGTCATTAAAGCCAGCCGATAACCGCTGTAAGAACGTGCAAAAAGAGTATGACTCATTGCCGTCAAGCCCTTATTTATCAAGCTTTTTCGATAAATATGCACAAGCATTTTGTATGACTCAAAAGCGTGGCGAAAACGCCAAAATAGATAGCCCCTTCAAAGCCCCTTCAAAGCCCCTTCGAAGCCAGGAACAGGAACAGGAGCAGGAACAGGAGCAAGAACAAGAAAATACTCACACACAAAACGCGGCTGAAAATTTTTCAGCGAAAGAAGAATCTTGGAAACCAAATCGTGAACTTTTGCTGAATGTGCTTAGGACTTCACAAGTGGGTGTACAAGCAGAGCAGGTTTTAGAAATGCCAAATTATGAATTTCATCTTGGCAACTTCAATGCTCACTGGGAAAACAAAATTGATCTCACTGAAAACCAACGAACTCGAAAGTTTGCAACTTGGTTAATTCAGGAATTCACAAAGTCGATAAGACCTAAAAAACAAAACTCACCAATGAAAACTGCACCAGCAAGAGACGTAAACAGTGCTTGGGGTGATTCAAAACAGTATGCACCAGCCACAGATGATATCGATGTAGGGGAGATGCTATGAATGCATTGAGCAAACAATTCAAAACTGAGCTGGTACAAACTAATCAGTTTTGCCCTAAACACAATGAGTTAATGGTTTTATTAATTGGTCGTCCAGTTTGCCAAACATGTGCAAATGAAGCGTATGTGAAATCACAAATTGAACACGCACACCAAGTCAACCTTATGGTACGCGAGAAACATTTTGCCGGAGCAAAACTTCCTGAGCGCCACAAGGAAAGCGGATTTAAAAATTATGTGGTGAGTATTGATCCGCAGAAAGAAGCTAAAGCTGCTTGCCATAAATTTGTTCAAGATTTTAATTCAGGGAAGAAGCGCAATCTGATTATGGTTGGGCGTACAGGAACAGGCAAAACCCATCTTGCATGTGCTATTGCTCGTAACGTTTTAGACAAGCGTAGTTATGTTCGTTACGTCACCTCAGAAGACATGGCAAATGAAATTGCGACTGCATGGACAAAGCCAGATGACAATGAAGCAAATGCAATTTTTCGCTTCACGGACTGTGATTTATTGATATTGGATGAATATGGTTTGCACGACCAACACGAGAGTCGATTGCAGCTCGTTCATAAAGTTTTATATGCACGTTATGACGAAAAAAAGCCGACAGTTTTAATTTCCAACATGACGCTTGAGTCTACAGAAAAGGCGCAAGGTTTGAAGGAAAACTTAGGGGACCGTTTATGGTCTCGGTTTCAACATGACGGTTTGACAGTAGTTGAATGTGACTGGGATGACTTGCGTTTTGGTGGGGCAGGATCATGACTAAATTCGAGATTTTAAGCTGTGGCTTACTCATTTCGTGTGTAACAGCAGTACTTTGCGGTGCGGTGGTTTTGTGGTGGTTGGCGCGTAAAGAGCTAGATGAGAAAGGATATCGCCATGAGTAAATGCCAACACTGTGCAGTTGAAGAGTTAATAAATTCTTACGGCGGTTTTGCAGAAGTTAAGACTCTTTGTGAAAAATTACGAGGCAAATATAACCGTAGTGGCTTATCTAATACTGATTACAACGAGTTACTTCAATTAGAGAAGGCACTTGACCAAGCGAAGAAGTTTAATGCGGAGGGCGCAAAAAATGGACAGTAGATGGATTGAAGCGCAACGCCGTGAAATGGAAAAGCTTATTTCACCAGAGCTAATCAAGTCGAGAGATTTAGCACGTCAAAGTTACTTCGATCAGATGGAAAAAGAAATGGCTGACCACGTATCACGCTCAATTGAACCACTCAGCGGTAAAAAGCAAAGCACTCTGGTTGAACTAAGTGAGTCAATTGAAAAACTGGCTCAGAAGTATAAACAAGATGCTCATTCATCCAGCCTTTTAGGTGATCAGGATAAAGCGCGAGTTTATAACTGCTTTGCTAATCAGTTGGAACATTTGCTTAAAGGTGGTGCTTGATGTCATCAGTCAGCATTGCTGAATACCGTAAGTTATTTCCTATTAAGAAAAATAAAAAGCGGCGTTCAGCAAAGCAAGTTGCTAGACAACCAAGTGTGGGTGAAATGGTTCTGGCAACGCATTTAAGAGCATGCAAGATCGGTTTTGAACAGGAATATAAGTTCCATCCTGAACGTAAATGGAGAGCAGATTTTTTAATAACGGGTACAAAGATTTTAATTGAGGTGGAAGGCGGGATCTGGAGTGGAGGCCGTCACACAAGAGGCAAGGGCTATTTAGGGGATATGGAGAAATACAACTCTGCAGCAATGATGGGTTTCACAGTTTTACGGTTCAGCACAGAGCAAGTTAAGTCCGGTATGGCATTAAAGCAAATTGAATTATTAATTAAGGGTAAATAGGAAGGCGATTATGTTAGTTGAAAAGTTTGATTTTATTGAGTTACTTCGCCTTGCTATTGCTCAAGGCAAAGCAGAAGGTAAGAAAATTTCAAAAGATGTAGTTTTAGGTGAATTAGCGCTGTTATCTCCAGCTGCAAAGCTTTGGGCTACAGTACTAGTTGAGAAGGTTGATTTTGAGCGAATCGCAATTATTACCCCAGCACAAAAACAGACTGAAACTTTTTACAGTAAGTATGACTTTAATTTTCAAACCGAACGCCGTATTGAAGATATTCCGGGTAAGGTTGAGTTTGTTCGTGGTGAGATTAAATCAGGTAATTTTTTCCGAGCACGTAACAAACTAGCGGTTAAAATTCATCAAGAGATGGTTAAGAAAAAATTTACCCCTACTAATGCCCAAGGTGATCTTACTAATGTGGCAAAAGGAATTGCTGAGGTTGTTTTACGTGGCCATGTTTTTGTTAAAGCAATGTGTAGCGCATGTCAGGGTATTGGCAAAATCGAATTGTTTAACTCAATGGGTTGTTCTGACGGATCTAAATTTTGTGAAAAGTGCAATGGTACAGGTAAAAGACCATACACTTTGAATGAGAAAATGAAACTAGCGGGAATTAATGCAACTAAAACGGCGTATATTAAAAGCTATCAAAAGTTTGAGCTATTCGGTGAATCTATCGTTGCACAGTGGGAAAATGAAATCAGATCGCGCATTTCTCGCTCATTCCGTTTTGAACTTCCTGACAATCAAGAATCTTGTGCTTGACAGTTGGGTATACACTTGAGTATAAGGATTTCTAAAATGGGCGAAATGTAAAGTAATCGCCAGTAAGAAATTAAGAGCTCGCCAATCGGTGGGCTTTTTTGTTTTTACTGAATTATGAAATTTGAGGATTAGGCCCTATAATTTCCATTATAAAATTTAATAGGAATAAGAAATGGGTAGTGTGCCTAAATTCTATCAATTTGGTAATAGTCATTATAATCTTGACCAAATTGTCAAAATAACTTCGAGTTCTGATCTTAGTTCAGTTTTAGCCAATTTTTCTGATGGTTCAGAAGTTGAATTTACGTTCGATAGTGAGGATGAATACAATCAATTCATCCACTTAATAAGAAGTATTAACTTTACTTCAGATTTAAATTTTTAATATACCGAGTAAATTGCGGTACAAACGGCCTGCTAGATTTTAATTATTAGCGGGCTTTTTTACTTAATGTGTTAAGCTGAACTGAATAATTTTTGGAAAAGTACAATGTTCATTTGTGTTGGTGGTGAGTTAGACGGCCAGAAGATTGAAAAAGAAGGTCGTTTATTAAAAGCTTCTGATATCGACCCAACATTCACAACTGAGTACTACAAGCAGGTTTTTAACCGCGACAACATTAATTATCGTTTTTGGCTTCCAATAGGATCAAACTTGCATGAAATGTCTGAGAAAGTTCTAAATATCATTAGATCACCTAAAAACTAGTTTTATCGTTTGCCGGACGTATTACGGCGCAAATGGCCCCGCTAAATATCGATTATTGGCGGGGCTTTTTATTTTATTAACTAGATAATTTAGTTCTCGATAGTGAATAATTTACTATTGAGAATCAAATACTTACACTTTACTTTGGTTAAAATTTATGCTTTACTCATTGAATCATTTATTGAGAGGTGAAGCATATGTTGTTTAATGGTTCAGAAGAGCTTGTTGTGATTTCCAATGATGGTACTCGAAGCGCTTTGAAGTCTTGTAGAATTGATAATGAAGAAACAATCTTCACAAGTGACTCTACAGATGGCGTAAGTATTGGAGATCGATTAATCAAGAAATTACAAAATGGTTCAAATCGAGAATATTTAGTTAAATCTGTTAAGGATGGTGTAAATATGTTTGGACATAGAGAGATTAGAGTTCAGCAGATTTAAAACCTACAGTATTAATAACCCTACCTTATGGTAGGGTTTTTCTTTTTGGAGTATGTATGACTGAATTTCAAAAAATTAAGCATGAGATTAGACAGCTCCAAATAGAGCTAAACCATTTGGGAAGTTGCAATACAAAAGGTTTAAATACAGAACAGATCGCTCACTTAGATGAGCGATTTTTTTTAGCCATAGCAAAGCAAAATAAATTAATTGCACGACTCAACAATAAACCAGAAGGCTTCTTATAAGAGGCTATTGGTATGGACGATAAAGAGTATTTTTGGCTAACTCAGAAAAAAGAACCTAAAACCAAGCCTAAATCCAGACCACTGCCTAAGGCGAAGCAAAAATATCTCGAGGCTGAGGCAACACTTAAGGAAGAACTTGAGGATTTGTCGATTGGATTTGAAAGTAAGTTTCAGCCAATCCATACCAAACACTGGCGCTTTGACTTTCATATTGTGAAATTGCGTTTGCTCATTGAAATTGAGGGTGGTCCCTGATCTGGTGGGCGTGGTGGAAAGCTGTCAAATAAAGCATGGAGTCTTGATCGATATGATCTTGCTGAAGAGATGGGATACAAAATAGAGCGCTTTCATCCAGATTCTATTTTGTCGGGATATGTCATCAACTGGATAAAAAGTGAATTAGCGAGAATTGAAGATGGAGCAAATAAGACCATTTCCACCGACTGATTTTATTGATCAAGCTGAAGAAGAGGAAGCAATTCGTATTGTTCCAGCGCCCGATTTAAAAAATTGGGTTGTTGCTAATTACTTAACTATTGGTGGACCTCTTTATAACCCCGATCATGATCACATAGCTGAACTGCTTCACGATAATGAAGAATTTTTAGCATTTGCTTGGGCCTCTTCTGCATATAAAAGCAAGCAAGCTATGGTGTTAGGCCAGTGCGAAAAAGTTATGTTCAATGTTGGTGGCTGGCGTAAAGCTCGACAAGAGCAACAGATGCGAGACTGGTTCGGCTTTGTGCCAACATACTTAATAACTGTCGACGCTTCTTTTTGTGAGCGTGCAAACGATACAGAGTTCTGTTACTTACTTGAACATGAGCTTTATCACATAGGTGTTGAACGTGATGAGGATGGTGATCCGTTAATCAGTGAAATGACTGGTTTGCCTAAACACTATTTAGCAGGCCATGATGTTGAAGAATTTGTTGGCGTAGTTAAAAGATGGGGAGCGGACGAAAGCGTGAAGCGACTAATTGAAGTGGCGAAGCAAGCGCCGTTTGTATCAGATGTGAATATTTCAAAGTGCTGCGGGACATGTTTAATAAGTTGAGCCTTCTGGCTCATTTTTTTTGCCATGTTTCCTTGACGTACCTTGACGGATAGAGAGAAATGGCGACATTAAACAAGAAGCAGAAACTCTTTATTGTACAATCGCTTGCTGTATTTAATACCCCCCAAGAAACAGTAAGTCTCGTCAAGGAAGAATTTGACATTGATGTTTCGAGACAGCAGGTAGAGTCTTATGACCCTACAAAGTTTGCAGGTAGAGACTTAAGTAAGGAGCTCAAAGAATTTTTTGAAAAAACTCGGGAAGAGTATTTGAGTCAGCCACTAAATAAAATTAGTGGAGCAAATGACATTGTTCAGTTGAAGATTTTAAGTGATTTACTTTGGGCTAAAAAAAACAATGTGACCATGACAATTAAGATCGTGGACCAAATACAAAAGATCATGAAAGGGTTTTATGACAAGAAGGGGGAACAAAATAATAAAGGTGGTAATCCTGAAGCGAACCAAACCAAAGCTGAAGTAGAACTTGAGATTAAAAAGCTTGAACTTCAGAAGTTACAGCGTGAAGTGAATCCCCCTGAGTATCGTCCACCTGAAGAGGATTACAAGCTTGTGCTGAATCCTGATGAGGAGATACCAAATGAGCCAATTCTTTAATCCTCCAGAAGGTTCAGTTCAATTAACTCCTAAGCAAGCCAATATTTATTTATGGGGCTGGCAAAAAGAAGCCCGGTTTCGTGATGCCGTTTGTGGCCGACGTTTCGGTAAAACATTCTTGGCCAAAGCGGAAATGCGAAGAGCCGCAAGACTAGCGGCTAAATGGAATGTTTCTGTTGAGGATGAGATCTGGTATGCCGCGCCTACATTTAAGCAAGCTAAACGGGTTTTCTGGAAGCGATTAAAACAGGCAATTCCGGCATCTTGGCGAGCTGGAAAGCCGAATGAAACTGAATGTTCAATTACCTTAAGAAGTGGGCATATCATCCGTGTTGTAGGTCTAGATAATTATGATGACCTTCGTGGATCTGGTTTATTTTTCTTAATTATTGATGAATGGGCTGACTGTAAATGGGCTGCATGGGAAGAAGTACTTCGCCCGATGCTTTCTACTTGTAAGTATATGGTGAATGGCGAGCAGCGAGTCGGTGGCCATGTTTTACGTATTGGCACACCTAAAGGCTTTAACCATTGTTATGACACATTCATGGATGGTCAGCCCGGTCATGAACCAGATTGTAAAAGCTTTTCCTATACATCCCTTCAGGGTGGAAATATTCCTGAGTCTGAAATCATTGTTGCTAAGCGCAAAATGGATCCTAAGACTTTTAGTCAGGAATATGAAGCAAGCTTTGAGAGCTATCAGGGCGTTATCTACTACTGTTTTAACCGGTTGCTGAACGCATCAACTGAAACAGTTAAGCCAAATGATGTGCTTCATATTGGGATGGACTTTAACGTTACCAAGATGGCTGCTGTTGTGTATATACGCCGTGGTGAACATATGCATGCGGTCGATGAGTTCGTAAATCTGTTCGATACTCCGGCAATGATTGAGGCTATCCAAGAACGATATCCTGACCATGAGGTTGCAGTTTATCCCGATGCTTCTGGTGAGAACCGGAAGTCGAGCAATGCTAGTGAAACGGATCTGGCGTTACTTAGAAAGGCTGGTTTTAAAGTCCATGTGAACAGTAGAAACCCAGCAGTTAAAGATCGTATTAACTCTATGAACGGTATGCTCTGCAATACATTGTCTGAGCGCAGATTGTTTGTGAATGTTGATAAATGTCCTCACTTTGCTAAATGCTTAGAGCGACAAATCTATGATGATTATGGGCAACCGGATAAAACTGCCGGGTTTGACCATATGAATGATGCTGGTACATATCCAATCGCTTATTTATTCCCGATCGACAAAAAATCCGTTGGAGTTCGTAGGATTCGAGGGATGTCTTAAACAACGCACCTTTTTAGGTGCTTTTTTATTGGTGTTTTTATGGCAGTTACTGATAAACATCCGCAGTATATTGCTGCACAAAAAAGCTGGTTGATTATGCGTGACGCCGTTGCTGGTGAAGAGCAGATCAAACAGGCACATACAAAGTACCTAGCTAAATCGGCCGGAATGATTGAGGCTGAAAAGCAAGGTGATACGACTGGAGAGATTTATAAGGCCTATCTAAGTCGAGCTCAGTATCCGCTATGGGTTCAGGACGCATTACGCACAATGATCGGGTTAGTTTCAAAGCTTGAGCCGAATATAGTGATTGAAAGTTCTCTACTTAAAGGATTGATAGAGAATGCAACAAATGACGGTTTTGGGCTTAAACAGCTCTTTATTCGCATTTGTTCAGAGTTGCTAGAGTTTGGGCGCTGTGGGCTGCTTGTCGATGTTGATGCTAACGGAGTGCCATATTTCGCCTTATATGATGCGTTATCTATTATCAACTGGAAGGAAAACAGTATTGGTGGTCGTAAGGATCTAAAACTGTTAGTGCTTGAGGAGCAATTTGATAATAGTGAAGATGAATTCGGGCACGAAACTAAAACGGTTCACCGCGTTCTATCTATGGATGATGGAGCATTAGCGGTCCGATTGTTCGATGGTTCAAATGTGGAGGATAAAACTCCCGATCTCGGCGGTAATCAACTTTCTTTCACACCATTTGTTTTCTGCGGTGCCACTAGTAATTCTCCGGATGTAGGTACCATACCGCTTTTGACAATGGCCAAGGCTGCTCTGAAGTATTACCAGCTCAGTGCAGATTATTACCAGTCTCTTCACCATACGGCCCATCCGCAACCTTGGATTAGTGGCCTTGATGATGACGATGATGATGATATTAGCGTTACTGGTGTTATGGCTGTCTGGAGTCTTCCTCTAAATTCACAATGTGGTTATTTGGAAATTTCAGGTAACGGCATTGAACTCACTAAAAAGGAAATGGATGCGCAAAAGAATTCAGCATTAGAAGCTGGGGCTAAAGTAGTTGATACCAATACACAAGAATCAGGTGAGGCACGCCGTGCACGTCAGGATGACCAGCAGGCAAGTCTTCACAGTATCGTGATGTGTGCAGCTGCAGCAATTGAACAAGCCATTAAGTATGCAGCGCAGTGGTTAAAGCTGGATTCAACAAAATATGCATTTACGGTTGAACCTGAATTTATCGTTCAGGTCACGGATATTAATCTTGCAAAACAGCTTTATGAGGGTGCTATTTCAGGGAAAAACTCTTTCCGCACATATTGGGAATACCTGATGACAGGTAAATTACCAGCTCACGACTATCAGGAAGAAGTGAAGCGGGTAGAAATAGAGCGAGATAACACTCCTTTGTAGAGGTGATGTATGGCTTCAAAAGAAGATAAATCATTGATTGAAGTACTTACCCAACATCAGGCGTATTTATATCGGGTGTCTTCTCAATCTGTTAATGAGCTATTAAAAATCTTTAATGATGAGTCAGCATTAATGTTGGCAAAGCTTCGGGATTTGCTTGATGAATTAAATGATTCTGAAAAGATGGCTCTAGCAAGTGGACAGTACACAACGTCAAATCTGAAGGAAGTTCGTGATCTGATTGCTCAGTGGTTTACTGCAATAAACACTGCATTACCTGAAGCTTTCGCTGTTTCTGCTACTGCCTTGGCTGTTTATGAAGCTAATTATACGGCGAAGCTATATGGCGGCAAGATCAAAAAGCCAAATGGTGAAAAGCTATATACAGCAGCTAAAAAAGTACCCTTAGTAGGTGGAGCATTAGTTGATGATCTTCTTTCCAAGATTGCTGAGACTGCACGCCAAAAAGTTGAATATGCAATTCGGGATGGCATTAACTCAGGTAAAACAAATCAGGAAATAGTTCAGCGTATTCGCGGCACCAAGCGGCTTAATTATGAGGATGGGCTTTTAAGTAGCTCTAAGACGGATATTGAACGTACCGTAAGAACAGTTCGTAGTCATGTTGCTAATCAAACGTATTTAGATACTTTCAAGCAGTTAGGTTTTGAGTATGTTCGTTTTATTAGTGTATTGGATGGAAGAACATCTAAGCTTTGTGCTCATTTAGACGGTACTGTCTGGAGGATTGATGATCCGGCAAAACGTGTACCGCCGTTGCATCCTAATTGTCGCAGCGAACTAGTACCAGTTAAAAAAGATGGTCAACTTATCGGTGAACGGCCATTTGTAATGGACGAACGTAGAGTTAAAGACATCCCGAAAGATGAGCGCAGCCAATTAATAGGGCAATTGGATGCAAACACCACATTCAAAGAGTTCTTCATGAAGACAGATAACTTCTTCCAAAAAGAGTGGCTAGGGCCAAAGAGGTACAAACTTTATAAAGAAGGGAAATTTGATTTTGATAAGTTCTTCGATCCAGAGGGGCGGTTATACACATTGGACCAACTTCGAAAGTTGGATGAGCAAACCTTTAAGGAGTTGGGCTTATGAGTGAGTCAAGACATTTAGTGCTAAAGCGTCACCCTACTTTGAAAGGTTATCTGGTTATTTGTGATGAAGAAACTGGACAACCTCTAGCTGGACAAAGAGCAGTACAGATGAATTCTGATGCCTTAAATGGACCCGCAACAATTACTGTAACTTTTGAAGCATATGGTGCTCATGGTGTTCGCTTAGTGAGTGATGCTCCAAGGCCAAATCAAACAAAGGAAATGTAGCGAAAGGTATTACAAATGTCTGAAAAGCAATTCACTATGTCAGATGCTCAATATATTCTGAGCACAAAATTAATTCTGGTGCCATTTCTTCAAATTAAGATTTCAAGAGCCATGGCAATTTATGGTTTTACTTTTGAAAGATTAAAAGCAATTGCACTCATCAATTAGAACTTAATTTTTAACCTTAGCACCTTCGGGTGCTTTTTTAATGCCTTGAGATAAGGCTTTACCCAAATCAAACGAGAGGTTTGAACATGTCATTGCCATTTATTGTTGATTCACTTGATGCAATCAAAGAAGAACACCGAGCTTTATATGTCGAGGAAAACGGGAAGTTTCGCCTTGATTTAGAAGGCTATGAAGATCCAAAAGGTTTGAAATCTGCACTTCAAAGCGAGCGAGATGCTGCTAAGAATGCAAAATTGGAACTTCAAAAACTTCAGAAACAATTTGAAGGAATAGATCCTGAAATTGTTAAGAAAGTCTTTGCTCAAATTGACCAAGACGAAGAAGCCAAATTAATCGCGGAAGGCAAGGTTAACGAAGTGATTCAGAAGCGTACCGAGAAGATGCGTGAAGAACATGAAAAGTTACTGAAGGCTGAAAAAGAACGTGCTGATAAAGCCGAAGCTTATGCACAAAAGTTCAAGCAATCAGTGATTCAGAGCCAAATTGTACAGGCTGCTATTGAACTTGAAGCATTGCCAGAAGCGACTCCTGATATCGCCTTTTTAGCTCAGTCAAAGTTCGCATTAGATGAAAACGGCAAAGCTGTGGCAGTTGATGAAAACGGCGAAGTGGTGATTGGTAAAGACGGTCAGACTCCGATGACTCCAAAAGAGTGGGTTGAGTCTCTACGTGAGCAAAAACCGTATTTCTGGCCAAAACCAAATGGTATGGGCGCACCAGGTAGTAACAATTCAAAAGGTCAGCCAGACATTCTCAAAGCAGATGGCTCGGTAAATATGACCAAATTGGCGCAATTACGTAATGAAAATCCGCAACTAGCTAAAGAGCTAGCGGCAAAACACGGTATTAAACTTTAAGGAGTAAAGCCTAATGGGCGACACAAAAATTGCTGATGTAATCGTACCCGAGTTATTCACTCCGTACGTATTAAATAAAACTGCCGAAAAGTCTGCATTATGGCAGTCTGGCATTGTTGGAGATTTAGATGTAGATGTAGCTTTCGGAACAGAGGGTGGTACTACAGTAAATATCCCATTCTGGAATGATTTAAGCGGTGAGTCAGAAGTACTTTCAGATTCAAAACCTTTATCTGTAAATAACATCACTTCAGGCAAGGACATTGCGATTCTTCATGCACGTGGTAAAGCATGGGGCGCTAATGATTTGGCTAAAGCATTATCTGGTGACGATCCACTTGGTGCGGTTGGTGATCTGGTGGCAGATTACTGGTCGCGTGAGTTTCAAGGTTTTACCGTAAATACCCTTAAAGGTGTATTCGGGGCGGCCAGCATGGCAGGTAATACCCATGATATTTCGGCTGGAACTGGAGCTGCAGCTGTAATTGATGGGGTATCTTTTGTTGATGCTTCTTATAAGTTGGGTGATGCCGTAGATAAATTAACGGCAATTGCAATGCACTCGGCAACCATGGCGGCTTTAGCTAAGCAAGGCTTAATCGAAACTGTTCGAGATGCTGATGGTGTGGTTCTCTACAAAACCTTTATGGACCGTCGTGTGATCGTTGATGATGGTATGCCGGTTGAAGGTGATGTCTTTACCTCTTTCTTGTTTGGCCAAGGTGCGATTGGTTTCCAAGATATTGGAGCACCGGTTGGTGTAGAGACTGACCGTGATAGTTTAGCGGGTACTGACATTCTTATTAACCGCCGTCACTTTGTGCTACATCCTCGCGGCATTAAGTGGGCAGGCGATACAGGTATTGCTCCTAATAACGCTGGTCTAGCAACAGCTGCAAACTGGGAACGTGTCTACGATCCTAAACAGATCCGTATTGTGGCATTCAAGCACAAGATCAAATAACAAAAAGGCGGGTAATACCGCCTTAACTATTTGGAGATCCATAAATGGGACTTTCATCATTTAACCGTGCACGGGAAAGACAACAAATGACAGAAACAAAAATTGCTGAGCTCGAAGAACAACTGGCAACTGTAAAAGGTGAATTTATTGCCTTTCAAAATGATCCTGAGGCAATGAAAGCACGTATTGCTGAACTGGAAGTAGGTGAAGGTGGTCAAACTCCTGAAGATGGCCAAAAGCCCAGTGATACTCAACCGCAACCAATTAACTATGCAGGCCTCAAAGTAGATGAGTTGCGTGCGGTCTTGACTGAAAAAGGCATTGCATTTGAAGCAGGCGCTAAAAAAGAAGAACTTTTAGCATTAATTCCAAAGGAATAAACCATGAGCTTTATCACTGAACAAGAAGCGATAGAACATGTTGAAGGCTTTGATGCTTTATCTGCCAGTGATAAGGCTCAATACCTCCAAATGGCCGAAGCATATCTATTAGCACGTAACGTTAAGCCTTATGAAGATGCTACCCAAGTACCTGAACCTTTAAAAACGGCCTCCTATCAAATCATCAAGGGCATTATGAAAGGTGATCTATATCAAGGGCAGGAACAGGCACTAAAACGTAAGAAGGTCAAAGCTGATACGGTTGAGACCGAAAAGGAATATCAGGACGGATCAGTAAAGCTTAGTGCAATCGAACAATTCATTCTTGATTTGATTAAGCCTTACAGCAAACGAAAAGCTGTATTTTTTGTCAGGAAAATTTAAATGGGCTTACGTGAAGAAATTCAGGCAGATATTGCTGAAGCATTTAATGATGATTTAGCGGACGCCGTTCATTCATTTACTTGTGACCGGATCTCAAGAAAAGATTGGGATCCTAAAACTGAAACTTATGTCGAAGTTAAAGAAAACTATTCTGGTCGTGGCGTTCTGTTTGGCTCATACAGTCAATATGAGATTCAGACGCTTGGAGTACTGGCCACAGATAAAAAGGCTACAGTGCTGCAGAATGAAGTTACCAAAGAGCCAAAGATTGATGATGAGTGGTTAACAGCCTTAGGCTCATTCCGGGTAATTCATATTCAACAGGATCCTGCCAGTACAATCTGGAAATGTCAGTTGAGGAAGGTTTAAATACTTGGTCTAATATCCTTCTAAAGTAGGGGGATGTATGACTAAAAAATCATTAAATGAAAAATTTAAAGTAATTGGATTTTGGATATTTGCAGGTATTTTTTGGTATTTAGTTATTGCTTTTTTTCTTAAAAGTAAATATCCAATCTTCAATTTTAGTTTTAACCTTGACACAGCTTATGATGTTTTAAAAGATGCTTTAACACTTGCGGCTGCTTTTTTAGCGCCAGTTGCTGCTTTTGTATTATTTAGTAATTGGCGAGAACAACATATTGAAGTTGAAATTGAAAAAGGTGGTATTGAACTCTACGAGCGTTTAATGCTTATCAGAAATGAAATATCAGATATTCAAAGTGAAATATGTTTTAATTTTTCTGAAAATAAAAAGGGGCTTGAAGACAGATTAACTATCTCTCTTTGGGAAAAAATATTTCAAGTAAATTTAATTAAAAATAGATTAAGAAAAAGAAATAAATCTACAATTACTTTCTGCTCCTTTGCTGATCAAATTGGAAGGGATATAGAAATTTGTTCCGCATGTTTAATAAATATGTATTCAGCTAAAATTAAAATTAACAATCCGGACATTTATAATTTCGAATATATAAACGAAAGTGATAAGGAGTTTAAAGAAAGATATCAAGAAAAATTTGATGAATTTGAAGGACAATATATTGATGGTTTTAATAAACTTACAAAAGATTTGGAGGATTTGGATATACTTACTGACACGATTCGAATCCAAATTTAGCTGGTAATCTAATATAAGGCCAAAAAACCTACATAAAATGTAGGTTTTTTTATGGGCGCAAATTAGGAGTAAGAATGGTTAATACTGATTATGTGCCTGAGTGGTACATTTCACCGTTTCAACATGTCAAATATGCACTTGCTAGAAATCAGCTTCACATGGATTTGTTATTTGAAGATATGGATAAAGCCGATCAATTTTTGGATATGGGATCGGATGCACAAGTTAGTACTTTTTCTGATGGTGCATATGCAATCGCCCAAATTGGTGATACGGCGGATAAAGATCAAATTCAAGTTTATGGATTGCTTTTACATGAAGCTGTTCATATTTGGCAAATAGTAAAACGGAGAATGGGTGAGCGAGAGCCTAGTGTGGAATTTGAAGCTTATTCAATTCAGGCAATCGCTCAAGACCTATTTGAAATGTTCGAAGCTAGTGAGGTAAATCATGGGATGGAAGGGGAAAAAGCCAACTGAATTTAGTTTTGATGTGGCTAAAACAGCAGAGGAAAAGGTAAAGAAAATTACAATGGATGCTGTTCAGTCTTTAGTGGTTTCAAGTCCTGTTGATACTGGAGCATACCGTGCTTCACATATTGTTTCGGTTGGATCTGGTGACTATGACATACGTGGACCTGAAACTAACCCAATTCAAGATGCTGCTATTCAAGCTGTAAAGATTAAATTGGGCAATTTGGTCTACATACAGAATAACCAGCCTTATGCTGAGCGCTTAGAAAACGGTTGGTCTGATCAAGCGCCGCAAGGTATTTATGGCCTCACGTTTAATTTTATTTCTCAAAAGTACGGTGGCTAAAATGACAATGACTTTAGAGCAGACAAGGCAAGCTATTATTGATCGCATGCAAAGCTTTACAGGTATTACGCAAGACAGAATCCAGTATCCAAATTTACCAGGCTTTAATGTACCTAAAGATGGTGTTTGGTGCCGCTTAACGATTGCAGGTGGTCCCAGTTTTACTTCTGGCATTGCAGATAAGCCATGTACTCGCCGTACCGGTAATATCATGATTCAATGCTTTGCACGTCCCAATTCAGGAATAATTGAAATCACAAAATTGAGTGATGCATTACTTGCTCATTTTGAATATTTCACAATCGAACACTTAGAATGTTTGAATGGCCAATCTATTTATGCGGGTAAAGATGCTGACTTCATTCAATACAATGTATCAATAAGTTTTTTAGTTAACTAAAGCACATAACAAACCAATCTTTCACTACCACCTCATCGGTGGTTTTTTTATGTCTATAGGAATCACTTATGAGCAATTTTGTTTTTAAGCGTGGTGACACATTCAACTTGAACTTGCAGCTGGTTGATATGGATGAAACCCTGCAGTATCCACCTGATGATGTTCGCCGTGCCATCGATCTAACAGGCTACACGTTTACATCGCAAGTTAAATCGTTGGTGGATGGAACAGTGGTTGCAACTTTGACTTGTGCAGCTTTAAGCCAGAGCACACAAAAGGGTTGGCTTAATGTGAAATCTGGAGCAAGCACAGCTGCTTGGCCTTTAGGTCTGTGCCAGATGGATATTAAGGCTGTCGTGAATGGAGTTACCCAGCATACAGATACTTTGATTTTCCAAGTGATTGATGGGGTAACAGCATAATGGCAAATCTTGTTTTTAAATTTAGTTGGGATCATCGGCCATTCCCTTATAACTCAGCTCAGGGCAAGCGGCAATTTATGCTGCCATTCGCGTCGGGCATTCCCAATCTAGCACCCAACTTTTCGCAAGTCCAAGGAACAGCGGCAATCTCTCAAGGTGGTACAGGGGCAATCACTGCAGCAGAAGCTCGAAATAATCTTGGTGCTGCTGAAAAAGGTGTAAATACTGACATTACTGAACTCAAAGGCTTAACTACAGTGCTTTCTATTGCACAAGGTGGAACGGGTGCTTCTTCTGCAGCAGGTGCTCGTTTAGTTCTTGGGTTGGGTGATAATGGTACACAAGGATTCTCGGGTAGCAAAACTAGTGAATTATTTGACAAGGTATCAGTCTCTCAATGGGTTGCTGCGCTCGGCGATAACAAGTTTGCATTTATTTCGAATGGTGATTGGCAGGGCGGTAATGTAAATAACCCTTTAAATATGCCGAATCGATATGGATCATTAATGTCATATTTGGGGTCAAGCTCATACGGAACTTATTCTTGGCAAATGTTTAAGTCAGTAGTTGGAGGACTTCTTTATTATCGATATGGTGCAGGAAATGATGTCTGGTCACCATGGGGGCATTTTAAAACTAGTTTTAATACCTCAGTCGATGCAAATGGATTCTTAAAGTCAGCATCACCAGTTGTGAAGTTATTTAAGGATCATATTGAGCTAAATAGTGATGCAGAAAAGCAGCCTATTGAATTTAAGAAAGTCGATGTAGGCGACTATTTACTTAAAGGCTCTTTAGGCTTTGCTCAAGAAGGTTGGTATATCGAAGTACCTAAAGACGCAAACGGCAACACAATTGTCGCTGTAGTGTATGACACCTTAGAAAATGGTGACATCTCAATTAAAACTTACAAGCGTAAGTTTGATTTTGAACTTGCTGCTGTTGTGGCAGATCACGAGAACCCAATGGACATTCCAGAAGGCCGCTGGATTGATATCCGTCTGCATGAAGAACCTGAACCAGAACCTGAGGTTGAAGAAACTTTGAGTGAAACACCAGTGGATTTCCAGCCTACTAACTTATCCGAGGCTGTAGCTGCTGCAATGGTTGGGGTAGAACCGCCAGAAATCTCAGACACAGACGAAACACTTTAATAACCCGCTTAAAAAGCGGGTTTTTTATTGCCTAAATTTTGGAGAACCATAAATGAGTTCAGGCGCAAAAATTCGATTATATGCTTGTGAAGAAGCAGTTTTAGGAACAACTCCAGCAAACCCGATCTGGTACACAGTTCGCCGTGTAAGTGATGGTTTATCTGAAAATGTTTCTACTGAAGAAAGCAGTGAAGTGGTTGATTCACGTTTTCGCCAAGGTGGGGTAGTTACTGAAGCAGAAGTAGCAGGTCAGTTAGAGTTTGAATTATCACTTGGTACCTTTGATTTGTTCTTAAGTGCTTTAGCATTCAATAACTGGGCGACAAACAGCTTAACAATTGGCGGTGCTGTTCGAAAATCATTAACGTTAGTTAAAGTTTTTGAAGATATTGGGCAGGTGTTTATTTACCGTGGAGTTCAGGTCAATTCTGGTGAAATTACTATCCAGACTACAGGAAAGATCACTGGTAACTTTGGTCTTGTAGGTAGCTCATTTACTAGACAGCAAGTCAACCCTGTTGTAAATCCGATTGCAGCTTCAACACGTCCACTGGTCAGTATGCCAAACGTGGAAAACTTGCTTGTAAACGGCCAGTCAATTCAAGGCAAAGCATGTCTACAGTCTTTGACCATTTCTATTAACAATAACCTTGAAGCAATCCGTTGTATCGGATCTGGTAAATACACTCCAGAGTTTTATTTAGAGAAGATGATGGATATCGAAGCGAATGCTTCATTCATGTTCTCGGCCACAGCTGCTGGTTGGATTGATGCAATCAAAACCCGTGATGTGTTTACACTGACCTTCGACATCAGAGACAGCAAAGGAAGTAAATATTCGTTCAACTTCCCGCAATTGGAAGTCATGGAAGCCAATCACCCGGATGGTGGTGGTGATGACATCATTACTGTAGATATCAACTTTGCCCAAGTTCGTACAGCGCCAACAATTGTACGTGCTCTTGTGTAATCAACTTATTCAGTAACAAAGCCTATGGAATCCCATGGGCTTTTTTATTTCTAAAATTTCAGAGGTTGTTATGGCTTTAAAAGTCGGAATTATTAAAAGCTCGGACGTATCAAAATGGTGTGAATACAAGGGGGTTGATGGCGAAGTACAGGCAGAGTTCAAAGTCCGTGGTATCGCCTATAAACCTTTTCAGGTAGCAATTGAACGAGCCGGAAATCAGATTTCATCCAAAGGCTATGATGTGATGGTCAAAGATGAAAATGCCAAGCTTTACCATGAATTGTTAATGGATGCGTGTGCTGCCCACTTAATTGAAGACTGGAAAGGTGTGGTATTTGCCGAAATCGTAGACGGTAAAACGGTTGAATCTGAAAAGCCATATACACCTGAGAATGCCTCAAAGCTTCTTAATCTTGGTGATATTGGTATTTCAATCTGGCTATTCATTAAAGAACAGGCTCAGAGGATTCAGGAAGAAGCCGACAAGGATAAGGCTTTAATTCTGGGAAAGTCGTCGAGCTCTACAAATACCAAAAAACGTATGCGTCGAAAACGCCGCACGAAATCGAACAAATTAAGTTCTTAGGTGGCCGTATTCCTGATCCGCCAGAATATTCTTATGCAGCTGATTCCATTCTTTCGGCATTTAGCACTATTTGCAGATCCAGACGATATGAACAGGGCATCCCATTATCTTTAGATCAACAGGCAATCAATGTCTATGCTGAGCATAATGATTTGCCCGTGGCTGCTCATATCTTCAATGACTGTATTTTTGCTTTGGATAACCTGTTTATGGATGAGGCGCATAAGAAAATATCAAATAAGCCCAAAAAATAGGTCAATTATGAATATTCTAAAATTCATTAAAAGTTTTAATACGGTAGGGACCTACCTTAACCTAGCCATTATTTTATTAATGGTTATGGTAGTTTATTTCTACTTTATTAATCCAAAATAATTGTGAAACAGTTCAGATACACCACCTTCGGGTGGTTTCTCTTTATGTGACATTCAGTAACCGCTTTGTTAAAGTTAGTACACTTTATAACAAACGGTGAAAAACCATGAAACAAATCATTTTAAGTCTTTTATTAGTTTTAAGCTCATTAAGTGTTGCGGAAGCAGGTAGAGGCAGACAACCGTGCTCTGGTAAGAAAGGTGGGGTAAGTCATTGCGATGGTAGTAAGTTTGTTTGTAATGATGGTTCCATCAGTGCTTCTAAAAAGATCTGCTCTAGATAGGTGATGTGATGGGATTGAATTTTAGAAAAAGTATAAAAATTGCTCCTGGAATCCGTGTCAATGTTAGTAAAAAAGGGCTATCAAGTGTTTCTGTGGGTGGGAAAGGAGCACGTGTAAATGTGAGTAAGAAGGGCACTCGCACAACAGTAGGTATTCCAGGTACTGGCTTATCTTATTCTAAGTTCTCTAGTCACACTAAGAAAACAACACCAAGAAGAGAACCTGATTTTAATAATCCAGATAATGTATGGGGTTACCCTAAATCTGAATGGATAATATGTGGAGTTATTTTATTTATAGCTTTAATAATTATTATTTGGATTATTAGCTGATTTTTTAAATTTTGATATTTGATAGGTTTATATATGAAAAAGATTATTTTATTAAGTTTGGTTTTTGGTTTGGTAGGGTGTGAAAGCAAGGAGGAGAAGCAGGCAAGACTTAACTTGGTGGTAAAATCATTTTCTGAGGAGATTGTTAAGCAGGATTTAATAGATCCAAGCTCCGCCATGTTTTCAAACCAGAAAGGTTTTTGTGGTGAGGTTAACTCAAAGAATCGAATGGGTGGGTATGTTGGTAAAACTAGATATATTGTGCTTAATAATAAAACTGTACTCTTTGAAGATGAAAACAATATAGCTAATCAACAATTTTCAAGAGCGTGGTCTGAAATTTGCAACCAACAACCAAAATTTAATGACAAGGATGAATTAATACCCCCAAACTTCAAAATACCTGAACCTAAATATAAGGATGCTGAATATCATTTTTCAGCAAAACATGCTACAGCAACACCATCTAGCCTAACAGTTGGTGAGGGTTTTAAATACATCTATCCTATTTTAAGACTTGGATGTGAGGGTGGCACAACATCTATAAGTTTATGGTCACAAAGACACTTGTCTTATACAAGTGAAGATTATGTTTTTGTTGAAACAGACAAAACAACAGAAGCTCAACCGATAAAGGTCCGTAGTGAAGAGGACTGGCAGGATTTTGGCGAGAATGAGGAGTTGGTTAGTCTAATTAAGTCGGCAAATAAACTAAAGATTTTCTTTAAAACAAGCGATGGCGGGATTTCATTACAAGAATTCAACCTTGTCGCACTAAAGGCGGGCATGAGAAAGCAAAATAATGCATGTGGGTGGAATAAGTTTTAATAAAAGCACCCTAGGGTGCTTTTTCATATAGTGGTAATTATATTGAACTTATTCTATTTTTTTTAAAGAATCCAATTCCTTTTCCAATTTTTCAATTCTTTCTAAAGCGTTAACAGCATCAATAAAACGCAGCACTTTTTCCATATTGATTGAACGTGGTAATTCAAAGCTTTGCTCAAGCCTGTATTGAGCTTCAGCATTAATTGATCGGCCACTCTCAGTTGCGGCTTGCTTAATCTTTTCTTTCAATTCCTCTGGAATGCGTAGATTAAATTGAATATCAGCCATTATATTACAACTAAATTGAAGGTTGTTAGCATTATGCTATCAAAAAATATTGACATCAATATTAGCATATTGCTAACATAGCAAAACGCTAACATTTGATGTGAGACTATAAAGGAGAAATTATGAATGTTGTACAAATGAATACGCGGATGCCTGAGGAGCTAAAAGAGTTTTTGTTAGAGCAGGCAAAGAAAGAAGGGCGCTCTCTGAATAACTACTTAGTGAGACATTTTGAAGAGCTTAAAAAGAAACTAACGCGAGAGAGTGCGAAAGCATGAAATCAATAGGCAACAAAAAAGCCCATGATCTTGGCGGACAGGGCTTAATTGATGTCGCAATCTACAGGAAAGACAACATGTCTAATTTAACACAAAACTTTTTAAATCCAAATAATAAGCCATTAGTTATTGGTGAATTTACTATTCGCCAAGATGAAGATGGGCGTTATTGCTTGAATGACCTTCACAAGGCTAGTGGAGACTTGGCTAAACATAAGCCTGCTAACTTTTTGCGTAATGAGCAAACGCAAGAATTAATCAAAGAAATCGACAGCTTCTCAAATATGAGAAGCTCAGAAAACGACCACCCCTCAAATATGAGGAGTGCTGTAAAAGTGGTCAATGGAGTTGGGACATTTGGAGTAAAAGAACTAGTTTATGCATATGCAATGTGGATTAGCCCTAAATTTCATTTAATGGTAATTCGTGCCTATGATTCACTTGTGATGGAATGGTTGCTTAATGGAAAACAAACTATCTCACCAGAACAAGCTGGCATTCTTTATAACATTGTTCATACAAGAGCAAAAGGTAATAAAAATTTGATTGTGCAAATGTGGAGTCGCTTAAAGAATCACTTTAAATACTCAGCAAGTTACCGAGAATTGAGAGCGATTCACTTTGAAGATGCTAAGCATTATTTAGAAGTTATGGATTTAAAGGCAAAACCAGAGGAAAAGAAACCTCAAGATCCTTTATTTGATAAAGATGCCTATGAGCTGGTTCGCAAACTTACTGAAGCAGTCATCATAGAAAATGATGAAATCGTTCCAGTTCTGCTTGCTGTAAAAATGCTTGATGTGAAGAAGTTCGCGTATTACTCACACTTAGTAGTGAAAGCGAATGAAGCAGCGCGAGATATTGCTCGATTGTTGGATTTCAGGAACCTACAAAATGAGCCTTTGATCGATGCAAACTGTTCGGTGATAGCCATGTCTAATGGACAAAGATTTCTAGCACGACCGAACTGGTTTAACTGCCCAGCTTAGTAATTATTTTTAAACAGAGCCCACTCATTTGAGTGGGTTTTTTTAATACCCAAAACAAAACCCCAGTAGCGCTAACTACTGGGGTTTTTCATTCCACCCACCGACGAAAGTAAGAGGAAAGTAAATCTATATGGAGCATTTTAAACCAATAGTGGAGCTTATGAAAGTGTCTATTGAAAAGTATGGCTTATGGCAGACAATTATTGCCTTTTTAATTTTGTTTTCCATACCAATTCTAATCTGGAAATTACCTGAAATCATTGCAGCGATTAAAGCCTAAAACCGACCTATCAATGGTCGGTTTTTTATTACCGAAATTTTGGAAGCAAATATGACGGATAAATCCAAATGGTTTGTTTTTAAGAAAAATGATCAAGTTTTTGGATGTTTCAGGATTAAGCCTTTTTCTGATCCTGAATTTGGTGAGGCCTATAAAATGCTTTGTACCAAAAAAAGTATTTTTAGAATGAGTGCCATGCTATCAGCCCAAGAGTTTGCCAAAATTATCGCAACTCATCTTATACAGGATTGGGAAAATATTGAACTTTCAAAAACAGGAATAGCTGGTGAAAAAGAAACGCGTTATTCGCCAAAATCAGCTTATCAATTATTAATGTATGGAGATCTAGGGGCTGAGATAACTTCATGGATCTTGGAAAAGTCAAAAAGTATTGCCTAGTTAAGTCTCGATTTATTGCCGCCGTTTATGGCGGTTTTTTATTGCCTAGAGGAAAGTCAAATGGCTCAAGAAGCTCGCTTAGTAATTGTTATTGATTCGGAACGTGCGAAACGCACTGCACAAGACTTATCAGTTGAATTGGATAGCATCACCAAAAAAGGGGATTTCGCCTCGAAATCTATGGACCGGATGTCTGTAGCAACTCGTGCACTAGCAGGGTATATGGCTGGTTTATTAACAGTAGGTTCAGCCATTTCAAAGATGGATACATATACTGGACTACAAAACCGCCTTAAGTTGGTCACTAATAATCAAGTTGAACTAAATAAAGCTACGGAAGACACTTTCCGAATTGCTCAAAAAACCTATTCAGCATGGGATTCTGTTCTACAGGTCTACCAGCGTTTTAGTGATAATGCCAAAACTTTAAACCTCACAATGGATGACACAGCACGTTTAACTGAAACAGTTTCTAAAGCTGTAGCAATTAGTGGTGCAAGTGCAGAAGCAGCTGATGCAGCTTTAGTACAATTCGGGCAGGCTTTGGCAAGCGGTACATTACGTGGTGAAGAACTCAACTCAGTTATGGAACAAACACCAGCTCTAGCAAAGGCTATTGCTCAAGGCATGGGGATCACCGTAGGAGAGTTGCGTTCAGTAGCAGCTGAAGGAAAAATTACTTCACAGGAAATCGTTAAAGCACTTAAAAATGTCCAAGATGAAGTTGATGCTCTTTTTGCTAAAACTGATATAACAATCGGGCAGTCTCTCACACTCCTAAACAATGAAATTACTAAATTTGTAGGAGAGGCTGGTAAAGGAAGTGGAGCAGCACAGGCTTTATCAGGATCGATTCAGTTACTAGCAAATAATTTGAATTTAATTGCAGACAGTGCATTTGCCATAGGTATTGGCTTAATGACAAAAGCCGTTTTAACAAAAACGGTTGCTGTACAAGCGAGTATTGCTGCGTCAACCAAACAAGTGTTTGCCACAATTGCTGAACGTAATGCAAATATTGCAGCAGCAAAAGCTGAAGTGGAATCTGCGCTTGCCGAAGCACAAAGTACGCAGGTGACACTAACGAACATCAAAGCTACTCATGCTCAGATCATGGCAGAAATAGAACTCGAAAAAGTTCGTTTAAAAGCCCAAATCACTGAACAAGGTCGCACGGCTACCATCACACGAATGGCTCAGCTAGGACGATTACAAGCTCAAGTTGCGTTAGAGGTTGCTGCTGCGGAAACAGCACAGTCTGCAGCTTCATCTAGATTATCAGCAGCCTTAACAGCGCAATCTGTTGCTACTAGCCGTTTAGCTTTAGCAAAGTCAGCGCTTATGGCGATTTTTAGCCCAATGGGTTTAGCAATTGCAGCAACAGCCGCATCTTTCTATTTACTAAGCAGCAGTTCGGATGAAGTCAAAGAGTCTCTTGCAACACAATCTGACTCGGTTAGTGATTTAACAGATAAGTACATAAAGTTAAATACTGTGCAAGCATTAACAGAGGGTGTGCGGTTACGCAAAGAGATTGAGCAGCAAAATGATGCAATTGATGATGCTAGTGGAGCTATCAAACGTTTTGCTTATATCCAAAAGGAATTATTTAAATTATCTGGCAGTGATTATGAAGATTATCAAAATGCCATTAAGTCTATTGCTACAGGTGCAAGCGATGCAGGTGATCTCTTAAAAAAGATGATTTCATCTGGTCGTTTTAGTCAGAATCAAATTGATAAACTCATTGAGTTCTCTAGTGCAGTAGCAGAATCAAAAAATAAGATTGAGCAAGGTAATACTGCTCTAAAACTCTTAAATGCTACTTCTAGACAACATGTTGAGGTAACGGCCGAATCAATTAAGCAATTAACAATTCAAACAAACTTAACAAAAGTCGCTACTCAAAATTTCACTGACATGAAAACACAAATGCTTGATTCATTACGAGCACAAGTGGAATTCATTCGGTTAAATGGTGGTAGCGAAGAACAAGTTAAATCGTTGAATAAGGTAATTCAGGCATATTCTTTAAATCAAATTTCAGCAACTGATGCTGTGAGTAAGTTCAATAGTACAGCCAAAATTCCTGCTAAAAATATCAAGGGGTTACAGGATCATGCTACTAAAACGGATCAGTCTAAAATTGCGTTGAATCAGGCTAATGCAGAGCTAAAGAAACAGAATGACTTGCGTAATGAGTATCTAAAGCAACATCAAACTGTACTTGCTGCTCAACAAGGAGAAACAAATGAATTAAACAACCAAGTCGCTGCACAAGAAAAGTTAAATAAATTACGAGACAATGCCAACAAAGATAATCTGAAAAATGATTTTCTTATAAAAAACACCGCTGTATTTGGTGGTGGTGAAAAGGGTCTTGATAAGGCGCGTGCAGCATCAGAGTTTTATACCACCAATAAAATTCCGATGACTAGAAGTTTAACTGGTCAGGAATATGCAATTTTTGAGGCTTGGTATAAGAAGCAGAAAGAAGTCAAGGACTTACAAGAAAGCATTTCTGAGTCTACCAGAAAGCAAACAAAAGAGGTTGAAAAACAAACCAAAGAGTCTGCCAAACAAGCTGTTCTACTTGCGGGGAATAATGAGCGAGTGAGAAATATGCTTCGGGTTTACCAATCCTTCCGTAATGCAGGCTTAGGCGATAAACAAGCTCGTGTAATGACAGCTCAAGTTGGACGAGAGACTGATTTTAGAAATGAGGCAATGTTTGGTAGTCACAAAGATGCCAATAATGGTTATACCAACACAGGATTTTTATCATGGCAAAAAAGTCGCTCAACTAAATTAATGCAGTCTTTACAAGGGCAAGGAGTCTTGGATAAAAACGGTAAAATCCAGCAAACTCAAGATGCATTAGATGCAATGGCTAAACATGCTGTGCAAGAGGCGATGACCGATAAAAGTTATAGTAAATCTAAAGCAGCTCTTCTTAATGACGATTTAGACTATCGAAGTTTAGAGAGAGTCGTTGCCAAAAATTTTGTTGGCTGGGACTATGATGGGAAAAAGCTTGGCAAAGCTAAAGCTTCACAGCATTTAGCCAAACAAGACTCTTACTATAATCAGCTTAATAAAATTTTAGGAGATAACCCCGAAGTAGCGTCAAAAGCAATTAGTGATCTTTCGAAATTCGAAGATGAAGCATATAAGGCACGTGCAAAAACTCTTGAGGAAATTAAGCAGCTCCAAGCAACATATGATTCAGAAACAGTTGCTAGAAGCAAAAAACGTGAGGAGGAAATCAACAAAGCAACCATTTTAGGTCAATCAAATTTAATCCCAAAAATTAATGAGCGTTATGATGCTGAAGATAAGTTAGCTCAGAAGCAATTTGATTTTGAAGTGAATGGTTATAAGTGGACTGAGAAGCAAAAGCTTGAGTACACATATGAAACCAATTCTTTGCGATTAGTTGCTGAGGGTAAACGCTCTGAAGATCAAAGAAAGGTTGCTTTAGGTGGCCTGGAATTGCAAAAACAGCAAGAGTTAGGGTTATTAAAACTAGCTCAGGAACAGCGGTTGTTTCAAGCCCGTTTATCTCTGCTTTCTGAAACGCAAGCCATGCAGGAACGTTACAGACTCGAACGGGAGGAAATTCTTAAGAATACCAAGCTTTCTATAGAAGAGCGGCAAAAGCTAATCGCATTATCTAAAGCCAATCAGGATAAAGAGACACGCGATAAAGTGAATAATGCTGTTCAAAACTGGGGTGGTATCCAAGCGGATATGAATGGTACCGGAGAATTTTTCAGACAGGATCAGGAACGATTTAGCCGTTTAAATGCTGCAAATGATTTAGCAGATAGTCAATTTGCTGCTACTGATCTTGATGAAAAAAATGGTTTAGATGTTCTAAATGCACACATGGAAGCAGGACTCATCAAGCAACAGGACTTCGAAAACCGGAAAACAGCTATCATTCAAGCTGCTCAGGACCAACGCAATCAGATCGCTGCCGAATATGCTCAGAATGCTCAGGATATTGAAGATAAGTATCACCAAGATCGATTGAATGCTCAAATTGCTCTTGGTGGCCAAATGATGGGTTCACTCACATCGATGTTTGGTTCAATGTTTGGCGAGCAATCAAAAGCATACAAGATCATGTTTGCTGCTGATAAAGCTTATGCCATTGCAGCTGCAGGTATTTCTATTCAGCAAAGTATTGCAAAGGCGGCTAGTGTTGGTTTTCCAGCAAATATCCCATTAATTGCAAGTGCTATTGCACAAGGTGCAAGCATCATTGCAAACATCCGGGCAATTAAAGATCAAGGCTTTGCTGACGGTGGTTACACTGGATCAGGTGGGAAATATCAGCCTGCTGGTATTGTCCATAAAGGAGAGGTGGTCTGGTCCCAAGAAGATATTAAACGCTGGGGCGGTGTTGGCTTAGTCGAGAAAATGCGTAAGAGTGCAAACCCTGAAGCTTTTCTCAATAACAATGCCTTGGCAGATAGTGTCATGCGCCGTGCAATGATGAGCTCTAGTGCCTTTATAGAAAGCCAAAAGCAGGCTGACATCTTTAATCAACCGGTTCAAGATACTCAGATTATCTATAAGGGTAATAGAGACACACCTAAATTAGCTTCTTCTGGAAATTTAGACTTATTCCATGATGGCAAGGTCTACTTCTCATCCAATGGTTTAGTTCAGGATCGTTCAAATCTGGATGATGTTCAGGACTTTACTTTAGGAAGTACTTCACGCCCTCAAGCTGAGATGATGCCTTCAATTGAGCCAGCTTCACCGACAATCAATTTCAAAATTGAAGTGATTAATCAGGTGAGTGGGGCGACAGTTGAAGCCGAACAACTGGACGAGCAAACAGTCCGGATCATTGTTAAAGATGAACTGGATAAGCAGCTTCCAAGAACGGTACCTAAGCTTGTAAGTGATCAAATCGCAAATCCAAACTCAACCATTAGTCGGTCTTTGACTGAGAATACGACAGCGAGAAGAAATCGTACTTAATAATTTGAACCCTTTTCGGAGGGTTCATTTTCATAATATTTAAATTTCAAGGTGATAGAGTCTGTTGGCATTAAAATTGATGGTTAAGACATGAAAAAAATAATTGTAATTTCTACAACACTTTTAGGCCTTACGGGATGTGCCATTCCTGCGGTAAATAATCTCGTAAGATCCACAAATATGTATCAGGATGATGTTTCGGGAAATACTGCAAATTTAAGGGTTTATAGAAGTAATATTCCCATGGTGCAGTTCTATATTACTTATCAAAATAATGAGGGTGAAAAAATTTCAAAAAACCTAATAACTAAGCAGATTTCAAATAATTTAACAAAGTATGGCTCTATGCATGAGCCCAAAAAATTAAATATGCCTAAACCCACAATCAGTTTAAATAATGGTGAAGAGTTTTTTGAGTTTAAAGTACCCGCAAATAAGAAGTTAACTTTCAGGCTTACTTCTGTTATTGGGTCAACTACTATGTATAGTTGTGATGTAAAAATGGACTATCAGTTGGAAAGAAATGGAAATTATGAATTGATCCGTTTAAAACAGATCAAAGATTTTGTGAATCCAGCTTTACTGACTGAACCATCTCAAGATGAAGCCTACTGCAAGTTTGTAGTAAAAGAGATTTTTGAAGATGGTAAAGAAACTATTATTAAATCGATTTCTTAATGTTAAATCGTTTTTGTAATTAATTTAAATATCTAAACCTTATTTCATCAAACCACCTTTCGGGGTGGTTTTTTATTACCTGAAGGAAAGTTATGTACAAGTTAAAGCTAAATCCTCAGACCAGCGGCTATGGCGTAACACCGGGTGATGATGTGAAACGTCAGCAGATGGATGGCGGTCGTGGTCGCTATTACATCGATGTGAAACGTAACAGCCACATTGTTGATGTGAACTGGAACTTAAGTAAAACCGATTTCAATAAAATGATGGCTTTCTGGCGGGTCTACCAGAACAAACCAGCCTCATTTTATGCGGATTTGGTGATTGATCAGGGAACACGTCAGCAATATCTATGCAATTTCATTCCAAACTCGTTCAAGACCAATGAAGTCAACGGCAACTTATATCGTGTGAACGCGCAGCTCGAAGTTGTTCAAAACCAGCCTAACCTGAATGCCGATATAGCATTAATTAAAGATTGGGAGGTCTAATGGATAACGAATATGCCAAGTTCTTTTTCAATCGGAAAGTTGATGTCTATCAACTGGAGTGTATTGAGCTATCACACCCTTCTTTTATGAATACTTACCGGGTAGTCCGTAATGATGACCGAGGGGTGTATGTTCAGCACAATGAAGGTGAAGGGCAGGTGCTTTATGAATACCTGCCTATGACAATTCAAAGATCCGGAATGCTGGGCGATCTAGACCAGACTTTAACAGTCTCTATTTCAGGTCTTGGTGATATTTTGCCGGATGAGTTTGAACGGGTAATAGAAGGTCAATTTCCGGATGTAAAACCAACAGTTAATTATCGGCTTTATAGTTCAGATAATTTAAATACACCGATGCATTATCTGCTTGGCTTACAACTCGCCGGTGTTTCAATGAACCATAAAGCTGTGACGTTCAAAGCTGAATCTCCACGATTAAATACCGCTAAAACTGGAGATATCTTTGCACTAGACCGCTTTACTGGTCTCAAGGGGGCTATATGAAAAGTCATGATCATTTGCTTGATAGACAATATGACGAGGAAAACTACAACTGTGTTCATTTTGCTCATGAAGCTGCATTGGATCTATATGGAATAGACCGGGCGGAAGCACTTGAATTTTTTATGAAGCCTATTAAAGAAAAGGTATTTCTACCATCAAGGTTAAAACTTTTAAATCCACTGCCCATGCCCAAGGAAGGCTGCATAGTCGCCTTTCACTCGAGATACCGAAACAAGCCCCCACATGTGGGGCTTTTTCGTTTGGGCCGTGTTCTACATTTGATGGAAGGCGGAGTTACTTTTTTATCCGAAGAAGTGATCAAGGCAATGGGTTTTAGTCGGGTCAGTTACTATGATTAAGATTATTTATAAAAAAGATGCTTTGTCTGAAGAAAAGACGATTGAGCAGGCTCAAACCATCGGACAATGGCTTACTTCAAAATATGATTATATGCCTGAACATGTCCGTATTTTCCATACAACAAGTAATATGGATCATGCCGAAATTTCATTTGCGAATGAAGTCACGCCGAAAAATGCATATGAGTTAAAGCAGCTTGATTTCTTACCAGGTACTTTTATCGTAATTGAGAATCCTAAAGGTATTGAGCTTGGTGCAGCTGCATGGGCTGCTATTATCTCATTGGTTGTGGGGGTGGCAGTTGCATTATTAATGCCAGTACCTTCAATTACACAAACAAACCAAAATAACAACCAGTCTTCATCTGCAAATAACGAATTATCCAATCGTGAAAATAAAACTCGTGTAAATGGCCGGATTGCTGATAACTATGGAGCCGGGTGGAACACACCCGACCTAATCGCAGTGCCTTACAAAGTTTATGAAAATAACGTTGAAGTTGAACACGTTGTCGGTTGTATTGGTCGTGGTCACTATAAAATTAACGGTGCATATGACGGTGAAACCAATATTGTCGATATTGCCGGTGCATCGGTAGAAGTCTATCGACCAGGCGTTGATATTGTCTCGGGTGAGCCATATTTCTCGCTTGGTACCGAAATTACCACGCCGCCACTAACGGTTCAGCATCAAACTTCTGTTAATGGCCAAGTTCTCCGTCCAGCTGATACACAAAGCTTGGAAGGTACCAACTATCTTCTTTTTGCATATCCTAATGAGATCCTGCGGGCATCTGCAAACAATACGGATTTAACCACTAAGTTTGTAAGTAATGACCGGGTAGAAATCACCAATGCCTCATTCACGTTTAATGGCCAGACTTATGATTTAAACGGCACTTACAGCGTTTTATCGGTAGCTGATGATCGGATGGCTTTATCTAATCCAGCAGCAGTTAATCCAAATTGGTTAAAGCTAAGGGAATTATCAAATCAGCAAACTAGTGCTTTATCTCCAAAGCTTTCATCTATTGGAGAGAAGTGGATTGGTCCATTCATTTTGGACAATATTGAACGTAGTCGGGTGCTATGTAACTTTGTGGCCACCAATGGACTTTATACCGTTTCTGCAGGCGGAAATCAGGGCGCTGTTAATGTCACGATTGAAGTTGAAGTAACCCCGGTTAATGAATCTGGTGCAGCTATTGGTAATCCAATGCTGAAGCAGATCATTTTGAAAGGCTCGGCAAAGTCACGTCAGACCGTTGGTGCAACGCTGGATATGGTGACATTTCAGGGACGCTGTAGTGTCCGTGCACGCCGTTTAACTCCAACACCGGCGGTTACAACGGTAGTAGATGAAGTAAAGTGGCAGGCGCTTTACGGTGCTTATCCTTTGCAAAGCACAATGTATGAACATGAAACAGTTTTTCGTGCACGTACTTATGCAACCACTGGAGCTTTATCTGTTAAGTCACGCAAGATTAATTTTGATCTGCAGCGGATGTTGCCGACCTATAAAAATGGGGCTATGACGACAGAGCTATTTCCAACATCAAGCTTTGCTGATGCATTGGTTTCAATGGCACTGGATGACAAGATAGGCCGCCGTACGATCGACGAAATAGATCTGGAAAATATCTATCGGACTTATAACGATGTAGTTGATTATTTTGGTACACCACTTGCGGCTGAGTTCTGTACTACGATTGATGATACAAACCTATCTTTTGAAGAGCTGGTCACCAATCTTTGTGATGCCGTGTTTTGTACTGCATATCGTCAAAATAATAAGCTCAAGCTTTATTTTGAACGTCCAACTGACAACTCGGTAATGCTATTTAACTTCAGGAATATTATTCCTGATAGTTACAAGCATGATCTTACCTTTGGCGTGATGGATGACTACGATGGACTGATCTATGAATACACGGATCCGGCCGACGATAGCCGTATCAATATCTATTTGCCGGACAAAGGAGCAAAGAACCCGAAAGAAGTGAAGTCTGTTGGTGTACGGAACAAGTGGCAAGCTCATTTCAATGCGTACCGGCTCTGGAACAAGCTTCGGTTCCAGCGTAAATCCATTACCTTTGATGCAGCACCTGAATCAGAATTACTGGTTTTACGTGACCGGATCGCTGTAGCTGATTATCGCAATGGTATTCATCAAAGCGGGGAAGTGGTACAGCAAGAGGGTTTAATCCTCACCTTAAGCCATGATGTAGATTTCATTGCAGGCAAGAGCTATGTGATTTATTTGCAAATGGGGGATGGTACCGTGGACCTGATTCCCGTTACGCCGGGTTCAGCCAAAAATAAGGTGATTTTAGGGCGTTTACCGAACGGGGCCTTAAAGCTTAGTCCTGATGATTTTGTGAATACTATCTACACGGTGGTTAATGACGATACCAAAGGCTCATTGCCTTATCTGGTAGCGAAAAGAGAACCGGCTGACCAGTTCTCTAATACCATTACTGCAATTAATTACGATGAGCGCTATTACCTCAACGATAAAGACTTTATTGATGTACCGGTTGATGATTCACCGATCTACATTCGATATGACCAGCTTGATATTAATCTGGCACGTTTGTATCAGATGCAAAGAGGGGATTTGCCAACGACTGGAGAAATCAGTTTTGTAGTTGAAGCAGGTGCACTGGTTTCAAGCTCAAGTTCTTATCGACCGGAAACCAGATTTGTCTATAAATTCGACTATAAGTCTAGTCCTGCAAAACGAGAGTATATCGTTCCTGCTGCAACTGAATTACCAGCGATAGATACAGGGGAGTTCCCACCTGATCTGGTGGTGAATCTAACGATTAAAGGCTCAGTTGTTGGACGTGGTGGTGATGGCGGGTTGCCACATCTAGCTTACGGAGATTGGGAAAAAGATTCAGACTTCAATTTTACCAAAACCCGGCGTGATGGGTTTCAGGGAGCACCCGGTTTATTGAATCGGCACAGCAAACTAAACCTGATTATCGATGGAGGGACGTTAGCTCGAGGCGGCTCAGGTGGTGGAGCAACACCAAGTGGTATTTACACTGGATCATCTTATGGGGTTCAGGGAATTCCCGGTGGTGCTGGAGCACCATTTGGTCGGGTCATGACTGGACAGCCGATTTCAAATGACTCACAAGATTATCGCCTCTATCTGGAGAGTTATTTATTGGTTATGAAAATCACTGATGCCGAAGCTTCGGTACCCGGGAAGGGTTATCGAACCCAAAATGACCGTTATGGATCTCCATTATCAGGCGATGGCGGAAACTGGGGCGAACGTGGTACCAAGTCCACCAATGATGGAACATGGAATTGGCAATACCATGGCACAACTGAAGGTCAGCCGGGGCCGGGTGGACCTGCAATTGTTGGGGTGGCGCCGCTAACAACTCAATTGATTAACGGAGGGAAAATCTTACAAACCCTTTAAACTTTAAAAAAACTTTGAGCACCCAATTCGGGTGCTTTTTTATTGTCTGAAATATCTGGAGAAATTTATGGAACCAGTTTCCACTAGCGGTTTTACAGCACTTTTAAAATTATATGGGATTGCAATCATGGTGACTTTAGCAGTCGGTTTGGTTGCAGCAGTTGTATTAATGACTCGTATGCCACGCTCACCACAAGAGTGGGCAGTTGGTTTGATCTGTACGGTTGTATCAAGTTTGGCTGGCGGCTCATTCATTATTGTGAAGTGGGGACTTCATGAATGGGTTACTGATGTATGGGGGATGATTGCTCTAGGTGGGTTCTTCTTTGTTTGTGGTTTACCCGGTTGGGCTTTAGTCCGTTGGATTTTTAATTTTATAGATAAACAGGAAGGTAAAACGATCGTTGAAGTGATCAAAGAGTTTAAGAATGCCAGAAAAGACATTGAAAACAGTTAATGCCGCCTTCGGGCGGTTTTTTTACATCTGAAGGAAACCGAAATGAAGATTGAACAATATCTTGATGAGTTAATTAAACGCGAAGGTGGTTACGTAAATAACCCAGCGGATCGAGGAGGGGCGACCAAATACGGCATTACTGAAGCGGTTGCACGGGAAAATGGCTACAAAGGCAGCATGAAAGATTTGCCGCTTGATGTGGCTAAATCAATTTATAAGCAACAATATTGGACAGCTCCACGTTTTGACCAGGTGAATGCCGTTTCTTCTGCAGTAGCTGAAGAGCTTCTAGACACTGGTGTGAATTGTGGTACCGGCTTTGCTAAACCTCTTTTACAACGTGCTTTGAATTTGCTTAATAACCAAGGTAAATCAGGTTGGCCAGATCTTGTGGTCGACGGAATTTATGGTCCAGCTACTTTAAATGCTCTCAAAACTTACCTATCAAAAAGAGGTAAGGAAGGCGAGGCAGTTCTGGTACGTGTTCTTAATATCATGCAAGGCCAACGTTACATTGAAATCTGTGAGCGCAATAAAAGCCAAGAACAATTTTTCTATGGTTGGATCGCCAATCGAGTGGTGATCTAAATGGCTCAAGCAGAAACAGTAACAGAACTTACGCCATATTTAGAATATTGGAGCAGCGGCATCTATATGTTTAAGTGCCCCGGGTGTAAATATTTACATCCTTTTCATGTAAAAGAGGGCGCACATTATAATGGTAGTATCTGGAACTTTAATGGTGATGTTGAAAAGCCAACATTTACACCTTCATTACTAGTTAATGATCATTACCCAGCAAGCCGATGCCATCTGTTTTTGACTGAGGGGAAGATTCAATTCTTGACTGATTGTCATCATGAGCTCGCTGGCTTGACCGTTGATATGGTGCCAATCGATGTTTAAAATTTTGATGTTATGTATCCTATTATCAGGATGCTCAGCTCATACAATCAATAGTGATGTGAATATAGTTATTTGTGTAAAAGCCCTCTAAGGAAGGCTTTCACAGTTTATGCATTTTTGATATTAGCTAACTGATTATTTTTACTAAAATAAATACATATTAAAATAGCAATTAATATTACTCCGGATGCTGCAAAACGGCTTAAGTCTAACCCTCCAGCGGAAAGGGGCTTATCTAAAAAGTCTCCAACCACAGCACCCAAAGGACGAGTTAAAATAAAAGTACTCCAGAATAAAAATGTTCTTGAAGCAGAAGTGAATTTATACAACAACACCATCAATAAAATGAGTGATGAGAAAAGAGCAATCCCGCCACTATAGCCTAATCCAATCGTATCTGCTGACCAGTCACCAAGAGCTGTACCCAAAGTTTGACTAAAGGTAATTGTTAACCAATAAAAGACTTCTGATTTAGGTTTATTAACGGTATGAGGGGAGACGCTGCCTTCAACTTTATACCAACCCAATAGTGAGAAGATGACTAAGCCGAGGAGTAAGCTACTTCCTCCACTATAACCAATACCTAAAGATCGAGTGACAAAGTCTGCTAATGTTGTACCAACAGTTGTACTCGCAATAATGGTAAACCAATATAAATATGGTTTATAACTTTTTGCCTTAATTTGACAGATCAATAAGATAATAAAAACTATGGCAAAAATAAAAGTACTAGTTAAATACCCAAGTTTCAATGACATTGAAAAACTATCTCCGCCAGTTTCACCAAAAGTAGTTGCGAAGATTTTAGTAATCCAGAATAGAAGGGTAACTTGGGGGACTTTAGTTATATACTCACTCATTTCATGACTTGAATTATTCAT